CGCAGAGTTTAAGACACTTGGTGCGAAGCGATACGTAGACCTCGTGAACGGTGAGATTGAATGTACGATAGCTGGTCTTCCGAAGAGAGCCGCAAAGGATAAGATTAAATCCGTTGATGAGTTCAACACAGGGCTTGTGTGGGATACGAATGAGAGTCAGAAGCTGATAGCACATTACGAGGATAACCAAGAGCCTTGCACATGGACAGACAGAGACGGTGTTACATATTATAGTGAAGCTCAGTATGGAATATGCTTACAACCCACCACATTCGATCTGTCGATCAGCAATGAGTTCGAACATTTCTTAACACTCCTGCACACAGGAATTATAGATAACAGCGATGGATTCTACAACAACACTCCTAGTTGGTTCTTCAAATAAAGACAAAAGTAGAGCCCCGGGTGGATTAAGTCCGGGGCTTATGCAAAAGGAGATAGATAAATGGAAACTTGTATGAGCGTTATGTTTTCTCTAACATTATCCTATCATACCTTTTCGACTATGTCAAGCAAAAATTTCAATTAACATTCTCTGGATCTCTCCGTTACTTACTCTGACCTGTCCCCTATAAAACTTATCTTTCAATGTCTTGAGGAAAGGTGCTGATCTCAGTAACGGGATGTTAAGATCACCTTCTACCTTTACATTATAAATGTAATCACAGTGTTTGTCAACTGTGGTGCTAACATAGATATATGGTGATCCATAATAGTCATAGACACCAACTCTCTTATTGTCATATACCAGGGTGCAGATGTATACTGCTCTTCCCCAGTTATCCGGTTTACATACCAGGCTGTTGTTGTCCATGATCCAGACATTTGAAGAGTAGTCTTCGCCTGTCTGTCTGAACGCCTTGTTGGCGGCACTGTTCATATGTTTGGATGCCAGTCCTTCCACCGTCACGTTCTCATATACACATGTCTCTGTCTTGATCTTCCTGGTGTTGGTCTGGATCTTACTATTGAGCCCCAGCATAGTGAAATAGGGGTTGCCAAGGCTGATACAGTTGGCTGTCATTATGATAGGCAAGTCTTCAATCTTACCGTTTACAGTGTCGTAGATGGTCTTCATAAGCTGTGTCTCGTTAGGGAGATACTTACCATCCAATGGCATGAACTCATCCATATAGAAATATCTCACGTTAGACGACTGGAAGATACCTCTGTACTGCTTCACACCTGGTGCATTCTTAAGAGGTACAACGTAGCCAATTATGTCACTCTTTTTCTCCTCACCAGATCCTGTTGTGGTATAAACATAGGAGAAGACATTGTCCTGCTTCTTCTCGCTTATACTCACAGTGGGATGGTTGTCGTTAAGGTAGTTGCCAAACACACCTTCTGCAATGTGTCCCAGCTCTTTGACATTACGTACAAAGATCAGGAACCTCTCTCCATGTTCGATATATTGTTCGTACAGAAACTTTGCAGAACTGTACGTCTTACCGGCTCCTCTTTCCTTATCCTCAGACACAGCAATTACGAAGCATATGTGCTCCTTGATTGCGGTTTCAATCATATGTCTGATGTCAAAATAGTTCTTATATACTTTTGCCATATTACCATGTCACGGCAAGGTCGTACTGCTCGGGGTTGCTGGATGCAAACTCTCCGGTGTCGAGTACGATGCCTACTCCTCTCGATGTAAATACGTGCGATCCGTATGGATGCTTCTGTTGATTAGCTGCTACTATGACACAGGGTCCGAACATCTTCATGCCGTCCTCACGCTCCCAGTACTCACCAACGAGACCTTTGTCGTGGGCATTAGATACGACCCTTTTCATACTTAAATTATAATAGGTTTCTTTGTGAACTGTCAACCCATCATTAAACCAATTGACCCCGAGATCCGGGGTCAAGATGGTTACTGCTATGGCTAACATCACTGCAATATGTTGTTTCATGAATGGTCTCCTTGTATCATTCTCACACCAGCATCGAACATGCTCTTGATATATGACGCAACCGGAAGCATTGAGTATGTTACTTTACAATCCATAGTTTTAATATATGTTGTGTATTTATTGCTTATAAGCTCCCAGTGTGGTGTGTTGGCTGGAGATGTATCACCTTGTGTATAAGATATAACACGAGGTATTCCACATCGTCCACTATTATATCCGTAGTTTTTAAAATATCTATCATAATTAGCCAGAATTGTCGGATGCAACTGAACCCTAAGCAACATTATGTCATTGACGCTAAGTACGTTATAATTTATTGTACCATCACCATTTCCCATAACATACTTATTACAAGCATATGCGGGCTTAGTATATTTGAAGTTGTCATAAATGGCGTTCAAAGCATGTTCGGTATCTGCCAACCCATAATAAGCACCAGTCCTCTGGTTCTGCTCAAGCTCATATCGTTTTTTGTTAATATCATACTGTTCATAACCAAAGGCGAAGTTTGCTACAGATTCTCCAAAACCTTTAGCATCGCCGTTTAATATGGATGACACAATGCCTACACCACCGCCACCAACCTCAGATACAACCTGTTTCTTATTGTTGAGATTAAATTGTTCAAGGTTGTACTGTGTTTCGAGTGTGTTACTTGCAATATTTGCATTCGCAACTGCGGCAATATTTGCAACGAAAGCGTCGATAGTATACGGAAGCTGAGGGAACTGTCCAAACACAAGTGCTTCAGTGGGGTTGGTCTCTTCAACATTCCTATAAGATACTTCACCTGTCATACGATATTCACGAGGCATTATGATAAGCGTAGGTTTCTCCATTATATCAAGTACAATTGAGAACATCGCATCAACCCCTGTGCTTGGTGCAAGAATAGTTTTATTCTGAACGTTCACAAAATCTTCCATGTGATATTCTTTCTTATCACCATTCGGTGCAATTGCTCTTATGTATGAATATGGATAAAGATCTAATTTTTTAGAGTCAACCAGTTGACTTGCCGACGTTCCCATTGCATAATTTATTGTTTCATGGTTTCCAGCTGCTAATCCAGCGAACGGTATTAAGAATCTTGGAACAGCATATATTCCAACAATCTGTTCAACTGCACTCCACCTTGTCAGCATCATCAACAATCTTGAGGTGTATCCTACATTATGCTGTCCATAATCAGCACCGTGGTCAATATACATATATGTATAAGGAGCTGACACAAAGTTAGAGCTGGGAAGTCTACCAAGTTGACCCCAATCCGAACCTGCAAAATACTGAGCAGTTATTTGTTGTGGATATGTTGCGTTTAAGTAAGTATATTGAGCGTCTGTGAGTCTCATAAATGTAAGCCCACAGTCAGGATCTTGAGCTATATCTACCCATAAACTCACGAATGCACTCGACGGTAATGTTGAACCCTGTGCACTGGCTTGCGAGTCCAATTTCTCGAAATCTATTTCAGCAAGGTATATGAGAGCACCGATACCATCTCCAAGACTTTGAGCTTCGCCAAACGCTCTTCCTACATATGCGCCATCATCATCTGTCGATTCGCCTATTGAATAATTTGGTTTTTCACAATCAAGTGATATAGGTAAATTTTCGCTTGTTCTGAACTCTAATATTGATGGATCATATGGATTGTTTTCAGCTTTAAGCCAATCAGCCTGTGACAAGTGTTCTCTTTCAATATACATGTCGTCAAACTGAACGTCAAACATCCAGGTCTGCCAGTAGTCGATCATATACGTTATCTCTGTGCACTCGTTGTTAATGTAATCATAATCAACAATCCTTGCATAAACAATCTTGTTGTCAAACGAAGGATTAATGAATGATAAGTAGTTGCAACGTGACACAACAGAACCGGGACACTCTAATCTGAGAGCGCCTGTCTTTCTCACAACAGTACATGCAACAGCCTGTCTCTCCAAACACAGTTGGAAGTATGCTGTCTGGTTGGCTTTTGAGGAGAAAACCAACTGTTCACCACTGTCAATGTCAACACCACGATATAAACTTACTGTACTATCCGGTACTATTCTCATAATTTTAATCCACCTTTCTTATAATCTAAGGTCATTATATCACATGTTTGGGTCTTCATCAATATGGTTGCCGTACTTCGCACAGTTCTCGTTCTTAGCCTTCCAGAAGTAGAAACCAAATGCAGTGGAAGCCAACCCAAATATCCCACCTATCAGCCACTCCAATGGTGTAGCATCCTGTAACACAAACACAGCAACGACAGCAACGATGGTGATCAAAACCACCATCGCTACTGTGAACCCTAACAGTTTTTTACTTGTCTCTGTTCTCCTCTTCGGAGCTCCCCACCTTCTCCGGTGAGTGTGGTAACTGCATGACCTGTTCATAAAGCACCTTTATTGTTCCATTTCCTCCGAGACCGAGGTATGGACGGAATACATATTCAACGTTGTCAAGTTCTGAAACTTCAATGTAGCCCCTCTCGATGTAGTGGCTCAGTCTCTGGTAAAGGACATCGTGTCCAAGTCCGAGAAGCATCTTCTTCTCAGCGGAACACTTCTCACTTCTCATCTTGATAAGTTCAAGTACGAATGTCCATACACCACTTCCGATAAGGGCTACAAACAAAGGTATATAAGTCTCCATCAGTATCCCCTCACTCTCTGATTAACCATCTTCTGTATCTTTGCATAGTCATAACCAGCAGCTGCAAGTCTCTGCTTACGATCCATGCCGTTACCCCATTTACCCTGGATAACCTCTTCAACAATCTCCCAATCTCCCTTGGCATAAGCCTGTACGATCTGTTCCGTAACCCCATCATACTTAGTGAGATTGTTCTTCTGGATGATACTCATGAGGGTGCTCACATATGAACTTGATGTAGCATATCCGTCAGCCTTGAGGTTCTGGCAATACTGCAGAGGTGTCATGGCTGTTTTGAGGTTTGCATATCTCTTGGTTGAGATAAAATCAAAATAGCCTGCAACGCCATCTACTACGGATGTGTATGCACGGAAGTTGTCCTTGATGGTTGTGAGTGTTCCTACTGTATACTCTTCCTTGGTTTTCATGTTGACGGAAGCACCCTTCCACTTAGATCCACACTTCAAACCGAAGAAGTTGTTGTAGTTAGCAGACAGTTTCGACTGTCCCCAGTTGCTCTCACAGATCGCCTGTGCAATTATAGGACTGAAAACATGGTAACCACGTTTCTTTCCTTCCCTGACGATGAGTGGAGCGATGGTTGCAATGAAATCACTTTTCTTTATCATCGTATTCCTCCTTCACTGTCTCGCGGATCTTTTCGATAACATCTTCGTAACTGTCTCTACGGTTCTTGTGCTTTGCTGAGATCATCTCATGGAAAAGTCTCGTGAGTGTTTCAAACTGTCCTTCCTGTTTCTTAGTAAGTTTAGCCATAGTGTTGCTCCTTTCTTTAAGCATTCAGATCGAAATCTGTGACTGTATTCTTATTACCATAAAGGTTACGAGCGAAGTAAGTATTGAAACTAAGTAATGTTGCGTCTGTCCAAACAGTATTATTCTGATCACTGAATATCAGTGTTCCGATTGTTGATATACCTTTTGATATAAGTTTGTTTCTTATCTTTGCAACAATACCATCAACATCATTTATCTTGCTCAGATATAACTGAGGGTTGCTTGTTCCGGGTATAACCTCACCACTCATAATGACTGAGCCGAGTCTCTGAGGGTTGTAGGATGAACTGTCGATTATTCTGAGGATCTCACCTGTCGGCTGGTTACCTATGAAGAATGCATAAGGTATGGATACCATAGGTGCTGAAGTCATTCCGTAATATGGAAGAGGACACCATCTCATGCCTGACGCAACGTTTGTCATAATCCTGGAAGAGTCTTCTACAATAGGTATGTACATTGTTGTATAATTCGAATCTGATCTGAACAACCCGGTTTGTTTACCTTGCATAGTAAACTGGTTGATCTTTGGATTAAAACATATTGACTGAGGCCATTGCCAGTTCTCTGATGGAGCATTACCTGTAGGATATTTCAGATAGTTAGTGTATACTCTGGAACTGACAGAGGATGTTACAGGTGTAGGTGCAGGAGCACTTCCAACAATCTTCTTTTTCTTTGGGATGTATATTAAAGGTCGTTTGTTGTATAACATATCTTTTCTCCTTAATATGAAAAGAGTAATGCCAGCAAACCAAGGTGGATTCCAAGATGTATGCACGGCACCATATCTCAGGCGTCCTACCCGTACATAACGGATGCTGTACATTACCCTTATTCACATTATAACCGATTAAGGTTTCGGTGTCAATTCCTCAACCTTCTCTTCCAGTTCTGTTACCCTGTCCTGCAACTCCTGGATCACTTTCCACATGTACAGCTGACGCTGACCATATGAGAGACAATCCTGGAAGGACTGAGGTATTACGAGACGAGGTGGAAACTTAGGTATTCTGTAATTATTATTTCCCATAATGTGCTCCTTTCATTTAGTAAATATGTAAGTAATAGGTAACTCCACTTGTAAGAGAAATTGAGTTGAGAAACGGTCTGAATGTGATTTTAATAGTCTTCTCAGTAGTGAAGTTCAAAGTTGCTTGACCACGTCCAATAACCGCACCGGTAGCATCCAGTATCTCTGCTTGAAGCATTGGTCGATTCAACAACGGAGTGTTGGCATTGTTAGTTCCATATAGTGTTTGAGAATACACATTTTGTCCTGTTAGCGTACAAAATGCGATGTCTGACGGATTTAATGTCTGTGCTGTCGAGCGAAACGACAACATAATGTGTGCATTAATTCCGGATGCATAAGCATATGTATCTTGAGTAGGTTTGGTTTTAAGGTAATCAATATTATTATAATTACCATACGTGCTAATATTACTTATGCCAGATGCAGTGGACGATGCATTATAGTTGTACATAGAGACATATGTGATATATTCCGGATCAAATCCACCTCCACTCGGGTCTTCCCAGTTTGTCTCATAATCACCAGAGCCTGACTTCTTAAGAACCTGTCCAACAGTTCCACCAGCCGGAACACCAGGTCCTGCAGGTCCTGTAGCACCTGTAGCTCCCCGAGGTCCAGTTGCGCCTGTAGGTCCTTGCTCTCCAGTTGGTCCAGCAGGTCCTCTCTTACCATCGGGAATTGAAAAACTATCAGACTCCCCGTTTGTATATTCAACTGTGACATTAGTGTGTCCACCCACATCGCCAGAAGATATCTTGTAGAAATTAACAGTTGCGTCCGGATCTGTAGATTCAAGTCTCAATGTGTAAGTGTCTGGAGCTAAGTCGAGGAATGTGATTGTCGTAATTGTTTCCTCGGTGTCATAGCTGAAATCATGATCATCTACTTGAATATTGTTGGAATCAAATAGCGCCAAATGGGCTCCGTCATTCACAGCATCCCAACTTGGATTCACCACAATATCAATTTTATCGTCATTAGTAACTGTGAATTCTATAGTTGCGTGAGGATAAGTAGATGGAGTGTTATATGGGTATAATTGTATAAACGGATCGTCTGACCCAAACACATCCATATTCTGGTCAGCAACAAGATATGCGTTATCACCCAGACTATTGCGACCTGCTGAATAATCACTTCCAGAAACCGCACCATATACGTCAGGATAAACATCAACATGCTGTGCTGTTATATCGGATATTCCATTTCCTGCAGGTCCTGCAACTGTCGGAACCTGAATCTTGACACCAGACTGCCGACCTGTGTCAACGTTTTTAAGAATATAAGCAGCTGTGTAACCTGCATCAGGTGTTGCTGTCTCTATTCTGTATGTTGCTCCTTGTCCACCTTCTGAGGATATTGTGACAGTACCATCTTCATTAGGTGTGAGGGTGATATTATCACCCTCCACCAAAAGATCCTGCTTGTGTGCAAGTATCCACAATATTTGTTCCTCATAGGTTAACGCTTCCTCGAAGCTCTCCGGTATGATGAGTTCGTAGGGATCCTGTCTCTGTTCCATGCCAACTGGCGTGAGATATAAATCGTTCATTGCGTTAACTCCTTTCAGAATATTAACATGAATAAGTCATCAAACTGCTCCCAGACTTTGTTGAGGAGTGGCATTGAGCGGTAGAGCATCTCCCAATTGAGAGAGTAGTCTGTCTCGTTCGCTGTCTCGCTGTGTGTACCCTCATCAGTATCTGTGGTATCTCTCGTCTGAGTATCCGTTACTGTTCCATCAACTGTAACAGTTCCCTTCTTCGCATCTGTACCCGTAGTCTGAGTGTTATCAGTCTTACTTGTCGTATCTATTGTATCACGAGTTTCGGTATCTGTCGAGTTGTAAGTTGTCTCATCCTGCAGATTGAGTGTTTCAGTCTCAGTTGAGTGATACTCAGTTTTGTCAGTCAGGTTCTTTGTCTCAGTCGTGGTGTCGTTGAAGGTTGTCTCAGAACTCTCAGAACCAGTAACATTCTGAGTGGTGTTGTCCGTCTGAACATTACTCTCATCAACTTCCTGTGCACCCGACATGTAGTTGTAAGTCTGACCGTTTGCATATGTGACCCCAGTACCCTTTGCGTCACCACCAGGTGTACGAAGATTGGAGAGACTTCCCATAGGAGTATCGGACTGAACCTGTATAAGGTTGTGGTCTGTTCCTGTCGTGCCTGTGTTGGTTGTCTCCTGTGAGCTTGAGCTCTCAGTACCCTGTGTCCCTGTGTGAGCGGAAGCATCCGTACCTGTATGTGTGTCTGTGTCGTATCCGGTCTTTGCTCTCTCATCAGTACCTGTCTTTGCAACCGTGTCTGTACCTGTCTTAGCATGAGTGATCGTTCCATCACTTTCAACCGTTCCAGTTAGAGTGTTCTCAACAAGTTCAGATCTGGTTGCGTTGTCTTCGGATGTGGTTACCGTGTCATCGTTGCGCTCGTTCGAAACAGTGCCCGCGCCCTTCTTTGTATCTGAGTGCTCGCCTGATGTCTCTGTCTGCTTAACACGATAATCAGCAAAGATCTCTTTGTCGAGGTTTTCAAATATCTTGTTGATATATGATCCTCTGTTATATATCTTTTCGTTCAGTGCTATCTTCCAAAGAGGAAGTGTTTCATATCCGATTTCCTCATTGAAGAAATGGAGAGCGAAACCTGTGATGAACTGCTGTCTGTACTCACTTGAGATCACGTTCGCAGGCATCTTATCAAACAAGCAAGCAGAGGCGATGTCGTAGACATCATTGACATTCGCCAAGTCCTGCTGTGCTGTTTTATTTGCCTGTAAGATCTCTCTTATGGACTGTGTAAATGATGCCATGACATTACTCCTTTCCTGTTGCTTTCGAAATCTCATCTGTCTTAACAAAGCCCTTACTATCGTTGTATCCTGTATAAATAGTAGGAAGTGAATTCAACGACTGTACCGCATAATCTCCGGTGAATGGTGTAAGGGATACATCATCAGATGAAAGGTTAACCGAAAGGTTGAAACCATACTTCTTGTTCATCTTGTTGCAGAAATCAACTCGGTTCAAAAGTCTTGAGTTAAGTGAGATTATATCTTCCTGTCTGTCGATGGTTATCTCATCACTCAAAAGCCTTTCCTTCTTCGTTGTCTCGGCTGTGATACCAAGCATTGAAAGTGCTTCTGCCCATATCACTTTGAGGTTCTCCAAAAGCTCTGTACCCTTGAAGTCAACACGAGTATCGATTGTCTTGATTGCATCGGGATCGAATGTGTTCTTCAATTCGATAACCGGCTGGAAGCCGAATATTCTATTGAATATGTTCTTGATGCTCAGACTCTCATTTCTCGTTGTCGCTATAAGGTATGGAGTGATCTGTTGCTGTAAGTTCGAACGATAAGTGTTATGTACTTCCCATAACAGCCTTGCATAAAGATCTATCTTCGGCATAAGGGAAGCCCATGTCATATTGTCGAAAAGGAACTGCCACTCATCAACTTCGATCAGACCATGCTGACCGTTTGCGGGAACAAGTCTGATATCTGTCGGATAACCATATACATCAAGAGTACCCTTGTAGATATAGTCAAGTCCGAGCCAGATATCTGTGCCTGTGACTTTTCCCATTGCGGCTTTTCCGTTATAAAGAAGTGACTTCTCGAAGTACAAGCGGTCGCATGTCTCAGGAAGTCCGTGCCATTCGAACTGTGCCAGCGCGAGATTGATCAGACGCTCTCTGTAGTAGCGATAGATCTCTGAGTTATTTATAACTAAGTTTTTTTCTTCTCTACGCATTGTTAGTTCTCCTTATTATCAAACGGGATGCCATAGCAACCTATAACACCCCGTCCGATTATCAATCATGTGTCGTATGTCAAGTTGAGAATGAATCTCTGTGTCAGTGTGTCACTTCCGTCCGTGCTGGTCACTTCGAGATATTCGGTTTGACCCGGTTCAAGATATACTCTTATGTGTCCACCAGCTTCTCCCCTAACAGGTCTTGCTGTCGGTCCTGTGACTGGAATGCCTGAGATGCTCTCACCTTCTGCAGGTGTTATGTCAACAATGAGGTGGTATCCATCTAACGTTGCTGCATCGGGCTGAGTATCCGGGTCGTGTACAAAATTATGTACCGTACCCGTGATCTCTAAACCGTTCACAGTTATGCCTGTCTGAAGATTACTTACTCTGACACCATATAACTGTGTGTTACCATTGACGGGGGTTATGGTAACACCCGTCAAAAATTTGCGTCTTCCTCGAAGAACACACTGTTAGCGAAAGGATTGTACGAAAGTACTTTCCAAGCGTGCAGGAAGGTGTTCGTGTTGAGGTGCTTCTGATCGAAGACAGAAGTCATCTGGTACAGCTTATCGAAGATCATGAAGAAGTCACGATCAATCGTTGCACCAACGATCTTAGCAAGAGTTGCCTTCTGCTCAGTCGTGAATGCTGTGTATCCAGGGATGAGACCTGCTTCTGCTGTCTCGTTCATGATCTCATCAAGTCTCTCCTGCTCTGCAGCTGTGAATGTGAAGCTGTTGATCATTTCCTGCTGACCGATGAACTGCTTGTATGAAAGGTTGTAAGCCTGTGCAAGAGCGTTAACATCGAGCACTGCGTTACTCTTTGCTGTAAGGAAGAACACCTGCTCCTCGATAGGAGAATGTGTTGCAACACCAGCGATGTTGTATCCAGTGTTCATGAAACGCATGTCGTTTGAAACAGCCTTCATCTCAGTGATGATTGCGTCTGCATTTGCGGCTTTCAACTCGGGAACCGACTTAACAGCGTTAACGTTCTCAAGTGCTGCTTTTGCAAGAACGTACTTCATCATGATGTACTCATCCCACTCAGCTGAATCTGTAAGTCTCTGTACGATTCTTGAAACAAGATCGTAAACACCAGACTCAGATGTGAAAGCGAGTGAAAGCTCTGCATCGTTTGTCGTGATCTCGTAAACGAGTTTGCTGTTTACCGGATGGAACGTAGCCTGGTTATCCGGGTTGTTTGTCTTGTAGACATCACCAGGATTTGCAGGGTCCTGTGTCCAGCCTTCCGGCATAACAAGACCAACCCATACGTTCTCAACAACTTCACCGGGACCGAGCATACCCTTTTTGAACTGCTTAAGGCTGTTCTGGTATGAACGAACAAGGCACATAACCTGTGCGATGCGGTTGATGAGTGAATTCATGAATGAGTTGCGTGCGTCACCTGAACCGGTAACATAGAGACCGTATGCCTTAGCATCGTCTGCGTTCTGTACCAAAGGTGTGTTTGCCCTGAACTCGCCACCGATCTGATTACGAATAGTATTCAGAATGGTATAGCTATCAGCGGACAACTGTGTGTTCTGCGGTGTGTACATTGTTTTATTCCTCCTCTTTCTCTTCTTTTACTTCTGTGAACAGACCTTCATATTTAAGGTCTTCGCCGTCGTAGTTCTCATCAACTTCATCCTCTGTCTTGACTTCATCGACAGACGGGATCTCTTCGTTGATGTCTGCGCCCTTCTCACCGAAGAAAGCCTTCTTGAATCTGTCATTCCAACTTGCATTGAGAGCATCGATCTCTGAACGGTCAATATTGACTTCCTTGTCCAGTCCAGCAACACGTTCGATGTAGTCCGCACTGTCTTCACGACCATCAAGCAGTTCTTCTAATACGGGCTTGAGTTCGTTAAGATCAATCATAGCTTTAGCTCCTTTCATAGGCTGTGTATTGTTTCTCCTTATATAGTACCACACCCCCGCACCACTTGTCAACACCTTCCGCAACACAACTGCACCACCTTCTGGACCACGTTTCCGGCTCTACTACAGCACGCACCTACATGCTTCCAC